ATCTAATGACAACAGAAAATCAAGCCGACCTTAGCACGGCTCAAAACAACGCTACGAAAAACGAGAGCACCCCGCAGGCTTTTGATATCAGTAAACTCGCTGACATAGTTAGCGAATCCTTCCTAGGCGGTAAGGAAAATAGTGAGTCTTCAGTCTCGCAGGAGCAAACTGAAGCGGAAGGTCAAGCGACTTCCGAGAATAGTGAGGTTCTTTCTCAAGATAACGATACAGCCACCGAACAGGACGAGTCTACAGATTCCGAGGAAACCGAAGAAACCAAATCTGAAGATAACGAACTTGATAGGGGCTTGCCCAAAGGTGTTAAGAAACGCATCGACAAACTCTCTGCTAAACGCAGGGAGGCTGAAGCAGAAGTGGAACGACTCCGTTCTGAGGTGGATAGACTGTCGCAAGAGGCTAACAAGCCAGCACAGACTCCGACTCAGGACAACCCGTACGCTCACCTGTCTACGCTAGAAGAGGTCAACCGAGAGGCTGACCAAGCCAAGCAAATCAGACGCTGGTGCGAAATGAACCCCGATGGTGCAGTAGTAACAGGTAAGGATGGAAACGAAGTGGAATACTCCGCTGAAGAAGTGCGAAACATCAAAATCAAGGCTCTTGATGCGATGGAAGAACACCTCCCTAAGCGTATGCAGTACCTCCAGAACTTCAATCAGATGGAAACCATTGCCGCTAAGGAATACCCTTGGTGGAAGGATAAGGCATCACGAGATAGACAAATCGCTGAGACTTTCCTGAAGGCTTTCCCTGAAATCCAGAAATTCCCTGACTACAAGATGGTGATTGGTGATTACATCTCTGGCGTTAAAGCCCGTGAATCCAAAGGCAAGTCCTCTGGGGTTATCAACAAAGCACCTAACCAGCCTAGACCTTCTTCAGCCCCGACCTCCACTTCCTCAAAGGATATGAAGTCTCAGCAAGCCCAGAAGCGTTTTTCTGCATCGAACTCTAGAGATGACCTAGCGTCTATAATCGCTACCCGATTCCTGTAATCATTAAACCCCCCTAAACCCTATATACCTATATGGCTAATCTCACAGAACCCTCCTTCTCGTCTGGTAAGAGAGAAGACCTCGCTGACCTCATCTCGCTCGTTGATGCGAAGGACACCCCCTTCACCTCGATGGCTAAGAAGGGTAGCAAACCCGGAAATACCCTGTTCCGCTGGCAGGCTGATTCTCTTCCTACCCCGAAGACAACTGGCACAGTTGACGGCACGGATGTCACCACCTACGAGAACTACACTAAGGATGGCTCTGCTGTCTATCGTGCTGAACTCAGCAACTTCATCCAAATCTTCAGACGCTCCGTCCGTGTGTCCCCGCTTACGCAGGATATCTCGACTGTCGCTGGCGTTCGTGATGAACTCGCTAACAATGTCGCTAAGGGCATTCAGGCTATCAAGCGTGATATGGAAGCCTCGATGTGTTCCAACAATGGTGCTCAGGCTGACGCTGGTGGCTCTACCCCGTACCTGACTCGTGGTCTCCACAAGTGGCTCGCCGCCGCTGGTGCTGGCACACAGGACGCTGTCCTCCCCATCGCCTCCCAGTTCCAGACACCTACTGCTAATCGCACGACTGTCGGTACTGCCGCCCTCACGGAAGCCGTTGTTCAGAATGTCCTCACAGGCATCTACTCCCAGACTGGTCAGTTCAAGGACTACGACCTCCTCTGCGGTACTGCCCTCAAGAGAGCGTTCACAAACCTCGTCTTCACTACACCGACTTCTGGTTCTCCGAACACTCAGACTGCTATCCGCACTCTGAATCGTGAGTCCAACGAGTCTTCCTACATCTCGTCTGTCGATATTTTCGAGGGCGATTTCGGTAAGTTGAGACTCCACCCTTCCCACTACCTCAATGCTACTGCTGGCGTTGGCTCGACCTTTGTTGGTTATGTCATCCCGTTCGACCAAGTCGAAGTGCGTTATGGTGGTAATGTCGCTGGCGTGACGGCTCTGCCTAACGCTGGTGGTGGCGAAGCCCGAATGATTGAAGCGGTTGCTGGACTTTGCGTCTACAACCCCCTCGCTTTCGGTGTGTTTGACTTCACCGCCTAATCCGCAGTAATGTCAGACATCATTCAAAGTCTGGCTGACGCAGTCCCTGCCCACCTTAGAAATAGGGTGGAGCAGGAACTCCTGTTGGGCTGGAGAATGAATGAGGTCAAAGCAAAGTCGGTTGCTAAGCAATCGGCTATTTTTCACAACAACAACGCTGCAAAAAGCGTTGAGGGTATTGGCGAGAAAATCGCCTCTATCCCGTTGGATGCCTTTCACTACTGGTCTCACAGACTCGGCAAGGAATGCTGGTCTGATGACCAGTTCGTGAAGGAATTCATCAACGATAACCCCGAAGTGGCAGTTAAGAACCGCATCAAGCGGACTTGTGTCCAAGGGGCAATTTTTACAGGTGACGGATATCTCATCAAATGAGAAACGCAAACTACTCCCAAGTCCTTTTTGACGCTCTCCAGTACTCTGGAAATGACCGCCAGAATATCACGCCTGACACATTTGCTCAGTTCCGTGACTTCAGCAACGCTCGTATGCGTGAGGCTTGGGAGGCTAGTGAATGGATTGACATCTGCCGTATAGCCAAGAACGCAATCACAGTAGACACTCTTGGTGTTGCCTCTTTTGTTCCTATTGTTACCGCTGGAGAAATTCTGGCTGTTTATAGCAAGAACCCCCAAGAGACAACTAAAGCCGTTCAGATACCTTATCAACTGTACGACATCGGCACTTCAAGAAAAGTCATCGTGAATTCGTCTGTTTCAGAAGTATGGTATGTGTATAGACTTATATGCCCCATACTTACGGGAGAACTGTTTGACCCAACTGTTGTCTACTTCAAAGATGTTCAAGTTTACTTTGATGCTGGCTCTGGCACGGGTTCATACACTCCTGTGCTTGGAAAGCCTCACGCTGGCAACTTCTACACCTGTACGGCTTCTTCTACAATTGCTGGACAAAGTCCCACAACAAACGCATCTAGTTGGACTAAGATTGATATCCCGTACATCTTCTCCTCCTTTATGTCTTGGGCTTCTGCGGCTAACTGGTTCGTGTCTGAAGGACAGATTCAGGAAGCGGCTACTATTGAAGCCAAGGCTAAAGAAGTTCTTGATATGGAGTACGATAAGATGCTCCGTCAGCAATCCCAATTTGGTCGTATCAATATGACAAACACTTACTAATACAATGGCATTCGCATTCTCCTCCCCCCTAATTCGTGGTTTCACCCACCAGAACTTCACAGCAGGTACTGCCGCAAGCACCCTTCTTGACCACGCTATTACCCCCATCAGACGGGTTATGGTCATCGTCCAGAACAAGTCTACAACGGCTACTATCGAGGTGATTTTCTCTGAGTCTGGCTCTTCTGGTGTCATCGTTCCTCCCCTTGGTAATATCACCATCGAGAACTACAATGGTCACATCAGAGTGATTGCTACTGCCGCCTCCACCCCCGTTCACATCGCTTTCGCAACAGTCTAATGCCTATCTCTATCTCTACAGGTGGTGTCGGTGGCATCACAGTCGAAAACGACCCTACAGCCCTCAAACTGACAGGCGGTACGCTTTCTGGTACGCTGTATGTTCCTACAGTCAGAAACCTGCTTAACGAAAATCTGAACATTGCCGCATACAATGATACTGGTGCTGGCACTACTTTTAATCATACCTTCTCTCCGCTTGATGGAAAGTTCAACCTTGCTACCAATGGTGGCGGTCTGACATTCCCCAACGGCTCAACCCAGACTACGGCTGGTCTTCCGCTTGCTGGTGGTACTCTTACGGGTAAGTTGAACGCTCTCACTACGGCTACTACCGCTGGTGTGAACCTTGGTTTTGGTACGGCAAACCCTTCCGCACCTGTGGCTGGAGATATTTGGATTGTTGATAGACTGAACTTCACGAACAGACTTGGCAACACAGTTGGCGTTGTTACTACTAATCAAGCAAGCACTATTGCAACAAGTGCCAGCACCCCTATTTTGGGCGTAGACCAAAGCGGCTCTGGCGGTGCTATGGTTATCAAAAATCTGTCTACGACTGCCGTTGGAACTACCCTCCGCATTGAAAATAGAGGAACAGGTAACTCTTTTGTTGTTGAAGATATTACCACCCCAGATGGTACTGCTTTTACCATCGACCAGCACGGCAAGGTCGGCATCGGTATTGCTCCACACGCAACTGCCTGTCTTAATCTTGATGATAATGGCATTAGATTTCAAGATGGCGAATCCACACTTAATGGTTGTCACACTTATTTTGCTGTAAGCCCTCCTACTGGCTGGACTGCTGAGACTGCTGGGAATGCCCTTGTATTTAAGATTAACGGAGTGCGATACTTTGTTCCTTATTTCCCAGACCCAGATATTGTTTAATTTTATGCTTACTATTATCATTTCTACAATTGGTTTTCTTGGTGGCGTTTATGTCGGTGCTCGCTGGGCTGAGAAACTCAAGGAAATCTATTACTCTATCGTCTCTCGGTAATGCCTAATGAATACCAAAAGGATGGAGACATAGCATTTGTCGGGCTTAACAGCCGTGACAACCCTAGTGCTCTGCCCCAAGGTATAGTTAGTCAGTCTCAGAACTTCCGAATGGATAGAGGGGTTGCTACTCTTAGGAAGGGTATGCAACGAAAGACAGTCGGAGAACTTATTGGACAGTCCATTTATGGGGTAGGTACTTACATCAGCGATATAGGGCAGGAGATTATCATCTGTGTTCTTACTGATGGTCTTTATACCTATAACCCTCAGACAGAAGTGCTGTCTGCAAAGATAATGTTTCCAGCAGGCGAAACAGTTACTACGCAAGACGGGTGTGATGTTGTTGCTGGCGTAGATAGCGTTTTCATATCTCGTGGGTTCAATAAGCGTCCTTTGGTATGGGATATGAGCGTTACAATTACGGCATTGCTTACTACATCTACCGAAAAAGAATTCCCTAACTGCAATGGAATGCTTTACTACGCAAATCGTTTTATCGTTACGGGTAAGCATCACGATGAAACAAACGACCTCAGAAACAACGACACAGTTTCCGTAAGTAACTTCCTTGACCCCTACCATTTTGACGCACTAGATGCTTTTACAATTAACAGCGGCTCTAACGACAGAATTGTTGGCGTTGCCCCTTGGACTCTGAATGAGTTCTTGGTGTTTATGCGTAACAGTATCTTCTATGTTGGCGTAGGCTCTAGCAGATATGCGACTGGAGAGCCTTTGGCTACTGACTCCTACATCAGAACTCTTGCCACAGACATCGGTTGCTCTGCCAAGAAAAGCGTTGTTCAGGCTAATGGAGGCGTGTTCTTCCTGTCTGATAACGGGGTGTACTTCCTGCAACCCCAGCCAGCATCTGCGGAGTCAATGAAACTGCTGACGATGGCTGACCCTCTATCCTCTCCTATTGACGATGTCATCCAACGAATCAATCGCTCTTACTCTCATCGTGCCGTTGGTACTTACTGGAATAACAGATACTATCTCGCAGTACCGCTTGATGCCTCTACTGACAATAACGCTATTCTGGTATATAATTTTATCCTAAAGCAATGGGAGTCCGTTGACACATACCCTGCTGGATTTGACATCTTTGACTTTGTTGTCGCTAAGAAGGACAACCAGAGACGAATGTACGGGGTTGATACAGACCAAGGTCTCTTCCTGCTGGAACAACTATCGCACGATGAATACGGAGGCTCTACAGGCACTCCCATTCTCCCGTTTTATGTTCCTGAGTTGCTAAGCGAGTCTGCCTTTGCTCCTAATGAAATAGATGGAATTCTTAAGACAAGGAAGTATTCATTCAATAGCATTGGCGATAAAAGGTTCAGCACGGCAGAGGTTGAAATCTTTGCTGAGGCTGGCTCACGAGTTGTCACTTCTGTTGATGTGTCTAATCCTGATGCAAACAATGTGATTGATGTATTTGCATCTCGGTTCAATGAGGACAACGCAAGAAGAAGCCCAATCAGAAAGATAGGAACTGGCATTCAACTTGTATTTTCTGTAAGAAACCTTAGACCTTCTATTAGGTCTGCATATGTCTATGCAACAGTTCAAACCAAGACTAACCAATCTAAACAATAATTTATGGCACAAATCTCTAAAGGCGATACCTTCGTAGACGGACAACAGGTTACTGGTGCTCGTCTTAATCAACTCGTGGACTCTGCAAGCCTTGTTGCTGGGGCTATCACAGACCAGCCTAACCTTACAGCCCGCACCCTACAGGCTAACGACAGTTTGCTTGTGGTCAATGGTGGTCTCCTCAAGGAGGCTAGAATGACAGACATCCTTGGCTCTTCTCTTCCTGTCATTGCGTCTAGCATTAGCGGTGCTTCCGTCACAACCCCTATACTCAACGGGAATACAAACAATGATGTTGTCGTTACTCCTTTTGATGGACTGAATGTCACGGGCAAGACATTTACTACCGCTGACGGGATTCTTGTTACTGTTACTTCCGTTGCCCACGGACTTGTTTCTAATCAAGTTGTTGCAATCACCGCTAGCGTACCCGCATATAGCGGCACATATAGAATCCTTGTTACAACTGTAGACTCTTTTACATACAACATTTTCCCTACGGCTTCAATTGCAAGCGGCACTTGTACCTATATCAGAAAGGCTTCTGGCGTTGTTCAAGGAAATGCTTCTGTTGGTCAGAATCAATATGTCAATGGCTCTAGCACAGTTGTTGGCTCTTCGCTTGTCCGTGGCAATAGCACGACAGTAGGAACACAGGATGTGACAGGACAGGCTACATTTAATATTGCTCCTAGACTTAAGACTACCCCTATCAATCCACGACTTGATTATTTTGTTCAGACTAGAGCAATAACTTCTTATGCTTCTGGCTGGGGCGGTCTTCAGAATCTTGCTAACATTTACGGCACAAAACTTACGCTTGTAGATATAACATTCACGCCTCAGAAGGCAGGAAATAGAGTTGTTCTTAACTGGTCTCTTTTTGGTGAGGGTTACAATTCAGCCTCAGATATTGTATTTCTTGTTACAAGAACCCCTAATTCTGGTGTTGGTGCTGGCGTTCCAGTTGCTCTTCCAGATGCTGTTGATGCTCAAAACAACACTTGGTCTGGTGTCACATCTGGCGGTCACGATGCCAATGATGCTACCACCCCAAGCACAGTAACTGTTAAGATTATTGATTTTAACACGCTTGATGTTTCCTGTACATATTCTGTTCATATGCGAGCCGCTAACAACAGAACAGCCACTTGGTTCTTTAATAGACCTGTCAATACTGCCGTGGGAGCACTCGACCACGAAATTGGCGTATCGCTTGGACACGCTCAGGAAATCTATACCTAATGTTCCTATCTAACCTAAAGGAGTTCGTTAAAGCCAATCGCTCTGAGGGCAGAGGAGAGGCTTTTGGGTTTGATGACATTACCACAGAGGTTTACCTTAAGTGGGCATTCACACACGACCACCTGTTTGTATCTACTGTTGACAACAAGGTAACGGGTGTCGGCATCGCTTACCCTATTAAGGCTAGCAACGGAGACCACGAGTCTTTGTTCACATTTAACAACAAGATACCTAGAGATGAAGAGCACAAGTACGACCTGTGCATAATGGATATGATTTCGGTCGATTCAGAATCTACTAAAAATCTTGTAAAAGACTTTAAACTCCGTTACCCCCATTGGAACAACTGTAAAAAGTGGTCTCTTCGGTTCGGTAACCTCACAGAAATAACCAACCAATACATTAACCTTTTATAACAATGGGAAGCAAGAAAGTTAAAGCACCACCGCCTAGAGACTACAAACAAGAAATGCTTGATGCTATGGCGGCACAGGAGGCTATCCAGCCTCGACTGCTCGCTCTTGAGCGTGAGTACCAACCGATGTACCAGAAACTCCAACAGGAGATGATGGACAGACAGATGTCCTTCCAAATGGACTCTTACGGCAAGGCTATCCCTAGGGCGGCTGAACTGAGTAGCCAGTTTGCTACGGCTATGTCTCCCGTTTACGGACAGATTGGTGAACAGTCTATGCAATCTTATAGACAAGGGATGGGTGCTGAATCTATGGGTCTCTATGACCTGATGAACAAGGGGGCTATGGAAGGTCTTCAGGCAGGCACAGGTCTCACCTCCCAAATGACTCAACAGTCCCAGCAGGCGGCTAGGGCGGCTATGGCGGCTAGGGGTCTCACGGGCAATCAAGCAGTCGCTCAAGAGGTTCTAGGTGGGTACAATATGGGTCTGGCTCGTGAGGATAGGTCTAGGCAGTACGCTGGTGCTATGTATGCACAAGGTCAACAGAACCTTGGTCAGGCTATGTCTATGTACGGAAACCAAATGGTCACTCAGTCTAATGCTTACTCCCCTGCGGCTTTGTATGGCAATGCCTACAATATGTCTCAGGGTCTTGGTGCTCAAATCTTCCAACCTGAATCCCAATACAACGCTCAACTCCTTACCGCTAATCGCAAGGAGGCTATGGATGCCCAGATTGCCAATGCCCAATCTAAGTCTGCCCTTACAAGCGGTCTGCTTGGTGCGGCTGGCTCTATCGTTGGCGGTATGGCTACTGGTGGCGTAGGTTTCTTTGCACCACCTCCCTGCTGGGTTGCTAGAGAAGTCTACGGAGAAGAAAATCCCAAGTGGCTTCTGTTCCGTGAATGGCTTGAGACAACTGCTCCTAAGTGGTTTCATCAACTCTACCTTGAAGAAGGTGAGCAGTTCGCTGAATACATTAAGAACAAGCCTTTCCTTAAGGCTATCATTAGATTTGGTATGGATTCTGTAATCAAATTTAATTACAACTCTAATCAAATTACCATCTAATGGCATCACCTTTTCAAAAATACCAAAGCGGCATCGAGGCTTCCACGGGAAACCTTGTGTCTGCTTATGGTCAGATGGCTCAGCAGACCTCTGCCGCCATTTCAGGACTTGGTCAGAACCTTGCTGAAGGCATCAAGGCATATTCCAAGAACAGAGACGAGAACGAACTGCTGACAGCCAAGGCTCAAGGTCTTGCTGGCAACTTTGAGTTCCTTACAACTCAAATCAAAGACAACCCTGAACTTGCTCCGTTTGCGGAGTCGTTTAATCCTATCCTAAGTAAGATTGGTAAATTTGAGACTATGTCTAAGGCTCAGAAGCAGGCTCTCTTGCTTGAGGCTGAAACATTCCAAGCCCAGATTGCACCTGCCCTTTCCATCTTTAAGGAAGGCAATGTCGCTAGAACAAGACAGGGCGTTCAGTCTGCCCTTGACGCTAAACCTCAAATCAAAACCGATATGGGCGTTGTGGTTCAGGCTCTGCCTTATCAACCAGACAAAAGCCCTGATTGGAATTTCAACAATAACAGAGAGTATCTTAACCTCACAAAAAAGAATGACTCTAAGTTGGCTTCTCTTGATGTCGAAAAGGCTCTTGGTCAAATTGGTGACGGATGGAGTACGGCTTTTGCCGCTGACCCTTCCCTTGCAAAAGACCCTAAGTTCAGAGACACCATCCTGAGAGGTCTTTCAGACTACAAGGCTCTAGATACAACTACTGTTAATCCTGATGCGTTCTCTGACACTTACACAGGGGCTACTGTTTCTCCTGTTGAAATGCGGATGCGTCAGGTTGCGGCTGAAAAGGCAGAAGCGGATAAGAAGGCTGGCAAGCCTGCTACTGCTCAAGTTTCTGATGTCTCTAAAGCCCCTGTTATTCTTACTGGAAAACAAAAGTATGAAACGGCAGTAACTGAAGCCCAAAAATCTATTGATAAAGACAAAGCAGACCTTGACGATACATTTTCCTTTGGATATGGAAAAAAGGTTGGAGAAACACTTCTCCAGACACGACAGAAAAGAAAGGTTCTTGTAAAGACTATTGAAGAAAAAGAGGCAAAACTTGACGCTCTTACTCCTGAATCCTTTAAAGATGACAAGGATACAAGAACAATTGAGCAGATTCTTGCTGAGCGTAAGGTTAAGGAAATTAAGCCTAAGACCGCTGAAGATGCGGCTGTCAACGAGTTCGCTAAATCTGTTATCAAGAATACACAGGACAAACTTGAAAGCACAATTAGAACTGGCGGCAATCTTACAGTCGGAGAGATTGCAAGAAACATCAATTCTTTTGAAATTCAGAACAATCCTACTGTCACAGAAAGCGTTCAAACATTTGGTGCTAGCGGTGGATATGGAACTGTCAGAGCACCCAAGAGATACTCTGATGCTGGCAAGGATGTAGTTACAGCGGCTCAGAAACTTGGTATTCCTATGGACACGCCTATGACGGCTGACCAGATGTACCAACTGAATAACGAACTCAAAGGTCAATCCGTTGCTACTGGTGCTAAGGCTGAAAAGTCTGCTAAGACCCTTGCGGAACTTAAGCCGTCTACTGTTGGTGTCGGCAAGACTCCCGAAGCAAAGCCTACCTACGAGGAGACCCTTAAAAGACCCTTTGACTTTAACACTAAGATTAAGACTGATGTCAAGTTCCAGCGTGATATGACATATGCTGAAGAAAAGGAATATGTCAGAAAGTGGTTCGTTGAAAACCGCAAGGGTGTCATCCCTGAATCTCTTGATGCCGTCTATAGGGCTGTTCGCCCTGAAACCGATGTCCGTTTTATGTCTGCTCCTGATGGTGGTCAGGTTATGATTACCTCTAAGGGTGCTCAGTACATACCTCCCGTGAAGGCTGAAAAGGGTATGTCTGACAAAGAAAAGAGCGACATAGGTCTATATAACTACGGCACAAAAGATGAAACTGGAACTAGGCTCATTCCCACAGAAAGAACAAAGGGTTCTGGCATCAAACTGGCTGGCTTTGCTACTGGCGGGGAAGAGAACGCCAAGGGCTTCCAGAAACTGCACGATGATACTGTAAAGGCTCGTACCATCATTCCTAAACTTCTTGCTATGTATGAAGAAGGCAAAATCTCCAGAACGCTTATTCCTAATACGATGTGGGGTGACGCTGAGTCCCTTCTTGCCCAACTTAAGGCGGCTATTCGTGTGGAAACAGTCGGTACTGGTCCAGTTGCTCTTCCTGAACACCAGATGATTCTTGAACGAATCGGTGACCCTAGAAAGTTCTTTGCTCTTGACAAGACTGGAAAAGCGAAACTTCGTAGCATTATGACCTCAATGGAATCTGCCTTGAAGAATAACAATGCTGGTATCAGCGTGTCGATTGAACCTACTACTGCTGAAAAAGCAGATATAATCCGTAACGCTAAACTCAGAGCGAACACTCAGAACAGATAATATGGATAATCTTTATAATGATGGCGTTCCGATTGGTCAAGAAGAACGCCAGCAATTCCTTGCCCAACAGCCCCAGCAAACGCCTGCGAACCAAGTTGGTGAGAATCAACAGTTTGATGAAGAGACAACTCAGTACCTAGAGACCCTTAGCCCTGAAGAACGCCAAGCGGCTATTGACGAAATCAATGCCCCTATGAATGGCGAGGATATCGCTGAGGCTTTGAAGCAGAATGCAGACTTCATTCCTACTCAAGACGAGTACCTGAAGTATGTCGCTTTCAATAAGACACACGAGTCTAGCATAATTGACGGCATTGGAGAAGGTGTTGAAATGGTTCTTAACGACCTAGGCAAGGCTGTCGGTGCTGTCGCTGACCACCCGCTTAAGGCTTTGGCTACAGCCCCCACTTCACTTATTGAAGCCTTTGCTCAGGGTACACGAAACCTTTATGGTATGGTCGCTCAGAGTGCTAATCCTGACAGCGTTCTGTTCGGATTTAAAAATGCACTTGCTGGTGATGGTAGCCCTGAGGGTTACAACCAGTTCCTAGAGGCTAGAAGATTCAACAAGCACTCTGCCAGACTAGCCTCTGGAGAAGACACGCTTGTAATGGATAAGAATGTTATCGACCACGACATTACGCTTGCGATGTCTTATATCGCTGACCCGACATTGTTTATTCCTTTCGGCACAGCCGCTACCGCTGGTATGAAGGCTGTCGGTATGGGCGAGAAACTCGTTGCCCTTGGTGGTCGTGCGGCTCAACTCAGAAACTCTGTTATTGGCGGCACTCTTAAGTGGGGTATTGGTGCTCCTATTGAATTTATCGGAGGAACTACACGGGCTGTTATTGATACCGCTGTTGCGACTGGTGGAAATGTCCTAGAGACTGCCACGGGCATCTCTGCGGCTGAACTCAGAGCCACCGCAAGAATGTCTGCCGTAGGCACTACAACTGCTTCTGCCCTTGGTGGTCATATCCCTGTTGTTTCATCTATCTCTAACGCCTATGTCGCAGGTAGTGCGGCGGCTGGCATAGGTGAGGCTATCGGTGCTGTCGGTGAGCAGATGCTCAAGCAAGGCGGTCAGCGTGGCTTCAACTCTTTTGCTAGGGAGGCTCTTAGAGCCACCCCTAATCTTTCTAAACACGCTCAAGGTCTCCTAAAGGTGCTTGATGCTGTTGACCCGATGTTCTCCTACGGCTACGGAATCGCTGGCGGTGCGGCTCACGGGGCGGCAATCGGTGGTACGCTGGGATACCTCAGCGGTGGCGAAGAAGGTCTTGGACACGGCATTGGTGCTGGTCTTGCCCTTGGTGCTGTCGGTGCTGGTGCTGGTAGACTGTTCGCTGATATCTCTGGTGGCACGGAGATGGCTAGGGCTGAAGTCCAAGGCGGCTTTGTCCTTGAGAATATGAGAACTACCAAGCACAAGAACTTGGCGGCGGCTGAAGCGATGATTCTTGATGCCACCCTGAAAGGTGACAGAGGCGGTGCTTTGCAAGTCCTTGCTGGTTTAGACCGAATTGCTCCTGACACTCGCCTTGTTGTCGGCAATTATGCTGACCAAGTTACTATGCTTAAGAGCAGAGGTCTTGATATTGATGGTCACAAGGTTGACCCTGCAACAGGAAAGAAAATTCTTGATGCCAACGGCAAGCCTGTTGAGTTTGCGGCTGGTGCTGATGCCTTCAAGGGCGGTGAGGGTTTCGTGATGTATACAGATATGGATGCGACTGGCAAGCGTCAGGTCACTATTCACATTAACACGGATGCCAAGAGCAAGAATGTGCTTCACCACGAACTCTTCCACGCTGTCTTTGCCGAGACTGTGATGAAGGGTATGTTCAGGGATAAGTTCGCTAAGGCTGTCCTTGGCGAGTTCGATGCTAACGGCATCAGAGTCAAAGGCTCTGAAGTTGACCCTAAGGAAATGAGGCAGTTTGTCAGAAGAGAATTGCAGTTCACAAGAGACAGCAATGGAAACAGGCTTTCCGTGGCTGAAGTAAAGAAGCGTCTTGCTGAGTTCGATGGTCACCTCGCTGAATACGAGAAGGCTGGTGCTACGACAAAAATGAACCCTGACTCTGCTCGTGCTTTGGATAAGATTGTAGAAGAATTCGGTGCTCACTACGCCACTCAGTTTATGAAGGGCAAGTCACTTGACTACCTATTCCACGGAGGAGAACTTCCGGGAATTCGTGGTATGATGGACAGAGTCCAGAACGGCTTCTTGGATTTCTGGCAGTCTAATATCACCAAGCAGAATCCGACATTCGGTGACTTCACTAAGTCGTTCGACAAGTCTTTCGCTCCTGACAAAGGAAAGCGTACCCTTGCCCAGAGAAGTTCTGCTATCGACTATGCGGTGCAAGATTTGATTCGTGCCGCCGCTGGCAAGAACAAGGGTAGCAGTAACAGCATTGATGTCAGGACTATGACCCCTGACTCCCGCAAGGCTTTCTTTGAGAGTAGCGGTATGGATGGCACTAAGTACTTCTTTGATAAGAACGGCAAGCCTAGGGCTGTTACGGAGGCTCAGGTCAAGATGGAGCGTCTTGCAGTCGGCAAGGCTATCCACGATTCCCTTTCTGCCCTTGACCCTAAGGTGGTCGCTGGACTTAAGGATGTAGACGGAAACTTTGTCGCTTCCAGCACACTTGGTACTAAGTTCAATGACACGATGCTGGCTCACCTTGTAAAGGAAGGTCACATCAGCCAACTTCTTGCAGACAGAATTCGTGCCGTTCAAGACATCGTCAGCGGCAAGGGTTCTAATGTCGTGTCGTACCTCTATCACGGGGAGTCGATGGAAACACAAGTCGGACCGAGGTCTCCTCGTCTTTATGGTGCTGATGTTCCGATTACAGCCAGAGAAACAGTTGTTGTAGGCTATAAGATTTCCGTCAAGAAGGACGGCTCGATGTCCCTCACGATGAAGGGTCTCGACAAGAAGATTATCGATACCAGAGGCAACACGCTCTGGGCTGAGCAATCCGTTAGAGACCTCTGGCAGGGCGATAGAAACGCATACGACCAGTCGTTCTATGAATACCTAAGCAACGCAAGCAAGGCTAGCACCGACCTCACCCGTCAGGAGTCTTCCCTGCTTCCGTCTTTGGCTCGTGGTGATGGCTTTGGCAATGAGCGTAGAAATGTGATGCATCAATGGCTTGGTATGGCTAAGCGTGATAGTGCCACATATTTCAACAAGCCTATTGCTGAGATTCCCAGAGGCAAGACCTCCACAGTTTTCAATCAGAGTATGGACTTGATGTCTCCTATGCGGAGCGACCTTCCGACTCGTTACGACTTCAACCTCGACAACGCCCATAGCGACCTCAGCAGAAACTTCAAGGTCTCTGATATGGATGTTGAAAAGACAACGCAAGGAAACATCTTCACTCACGCATCTGGTTTCAAGATTATAGATGCAGAAGGCTCGTCTAAGTTGTACAACAAGGACGGAGAAGTGCTTGGTTCTTTCAAGGACAAGGAAGCCGCCAGCGTCCAGATGGAAAAGGCTTATGCGGCTGAGCGTGTCGAAACAGAAAAGCGTATTGAGCGAGTCAAGGAAAGCCAACAAAAGCAACAGCAGAACTTCAAGGTGTTCGATGACGAGACATTTGCCAAGGGCAGAGAACTAGGAGACATCTTTGAAACTGATGCAGGCAAGGCGTTCCACGCTGGCACGGAACTAATCCGTCAGACCCGTGAAGAATTCTACAGCGACAACTTTATCAAACTCCGTCAGTCTGACCCTGAGACAGTCCTGAATGCTACCGAGGGTATTATGGCTCGTGTGGAAAAGATTGCTAAGATGAAAGAGCAGATGGAAGATGCGTTCTACGCCTCATCCGAAAAGGGCATCAAGAGAGAGATACAGCGTCAGGAACTGATGAATGTTACTGCCCTGTTGCAAAGATACAACGACATCCGTCTTGCTTATGGCAGAGCCACAAAGGGCGGCAAGCGTGACGGACAGGCAATCCTCGACTACATCAACACGCACAGACGCACATCTGTCGGCTACGACAATATGGCTAAGGTGTTCTTTGGCGAGCAGTACGATGCTCAGTTCCAGACTGGCAAGCCTGTCACCACAGTTGCCACGCACGGAACTAACTCTAATGAACTTCTGACCTCCAAAGAGTTCGACACAAGCAAACTTGGCTCTCGTCATATGAGTGACAAGGACAAGGTAGGCGTGTTCTTGTCTGGCGAAACCAAGACCTCGTTTGGCTACGCTGACCCTATGCAGGGCGAGCAGGGCTATCGTCAGGTCAGAGCCGCCATCAAGTTCAACAACCCCCTTGTCGTAGACTACGGGTTCAATTGCTTTGACGGGGCTAAGTACGAACGCATTTTTAACACGGCTAGAACTGGCGGTCACGATGGCGTTATCATCAAGAATGTTTACGATGGCGGTAGTGCCGATACTGTGTTCGTGGTTATGGCTGACAAAATCAAGGACAACACGGCTATCATCGACACGCATATCGGAATGGACAAGGTTGACACGGCTACCAGAACCTTGCTTGACCAAGACCAAGGTGCTATTAGATATCCGATTCAACAGTCTATGCCTCGTGGCAAGGGAGTCCGTGTCGGTAGCGACCTAGGTCTTTCGTTTAAGTCTGACGATACGACACCTACGACAAGAGGAACGCCTAGCGTACTGGTCGAAAATATCGGTGCTGAACTCCTGCGGAAAGGCATTGCCTCAAAGAAGATTGAACTCTCTGATACATACAAAGGGTTGGACATCGGCAGGCTCAAGGGCATTGCTCACACAGCCGACACTATGGCTGTCGGAGACCTGAAGATTAGCAACAAGACTGTCGAGAACCTTCAAGGCGGTATGTTCTTCCATATGCTTCACGGAGACCTCGCTGACTTCTGGGCTAGCACATTTGCTGGAGAGGGAGAGTCTTCCGTCCTCGTTAAGTGGATGAATGAAGCGATTAAGGTTAATGGACGAAAGTTTAACAAGCCTGAATCCTTCATTACATTAGTGAAACCTGACAACGACAAGATTTTCCAAAGTCCTACTGGTACTAAGTCTGTTCTGCAAATCCTTGACCACTTGGTTGAAAATGGTGCTATGAGTCCTGAGACTCTGAAGCAACATCTGATTGACGCTTCTACGGACAAGTATGTCTCTGGTAAGAAGAAGGGAAGCGACAAGCAAAAGATTTCATTTGATGAGACAGAGTCCTATCGCTCTCTTATGGAGCAGGCTCTTGAAGAACTTCCCACTCACAGTTTCGAGAACAGAAAACTCTTTATCGAAAGCCTGTTCTCTAAGATTGCCAAGTCCAAGGAAGTCAGCGGCAACGCCTACCTCAAGATGCGTGAAGTCATTGGTGGCAAGTCTTGGAATGCCAAGAACACCAGCAAGTTCACAGCCGCTGAAGCCAATCGTGTGTTCGGTGATTTGCTTGCCGAACCGATGATTAGGGATGTCCCTAAGGGTCACGCTTACGCTGTCATCAAGATTAAGAGTCCTATTGCGGAAAGAGTAGACAGCGGTCTTCACGAGTCGTACAGGTCTACAGTTGTTCAGACAAGCGGACAAAAGCCTGTTATGTCTATTATGACCAAGACAGCACCTGCTTGGGAAATCGTAAACAACGCCAAGAACCAGCGTATCCAAGAGTACAACAAGGCTCGCAAGATGTCGTATGTGAACGAACTTGGCGGCTCTCAGAATCCTTATGCTAAGGTTGTTGCTAAGTCTAACGAGTCTATGCCTTTCAAGGTTGATGACCTTGCTGGCGAACCTCGTGATGGCGGCAGAACTTATGAAGTCGGTAGCCAGCAATGGAAGACTGGCTTCCTTGGACGCATCGCTGAGAAAGACCCTGCCAAGATTGAAGGTATGGAACTCAGGTACAGCGAGAACACACGACTCATCAAGGGCAAGAACCTAGTCACACTCACACTTCATAACAAGGAAGGTCAGCAAATAGGTATCCTGAACGCTGATGTCTACAACGATGGCACGGCTAAGATTGTTGACACGCAAGTTGCTGAACAGTTCGGCAATAGAGGATATAGCAAACTGATGCTCTCTGAGTTCGGTGAGCGTGTCAGAAGCCAAGGCATCAAGGAAGTCTACGGAGAAATCGTTGATAAACTTGGAAGACCTGACAAGGCTCGTAAGTCCGTGTTCGGCAATTCTGAACTCGACCTTGAGTCGTACTCAAACATCTCCACAAGCGGTCACGCTACTGTGTCTAAACTCGACAGGTCTGCTCGCTATATGGTTTCTGATGAAGATGGACCAGTTCCAAATATTGATTGGGATGCTTTGCTAAAGGCAGAAGAAAAAACAAAAGATAAACGCTCTAATGCGTTAATGGCACAACAAAGGTATACTGAAAATGAAATGTCTTCTTCTTTTATTGGACGCATTGCTGAAGAAAACCCAAGACTAACAAATGGAAAAAACATTTCCTATAAGGGTTACGGACAGAGCCTTAAAATGTTAATACTTGAGGACTCGGCAACAGGAGAAACCATTGGTTCTATTCAAGTACAAACTAGAAAGTCTGGTCAATCTGCATATATTTCTTATAGCGATGTAAGGGAAGCCCATCAAGGAAGAGGATATGGGACTCTGTTGTATTCGGAACTTGCAGAAAGATTGCGTCACGATGGGTATACAACATTAAATGGAGAGATAGTTGATAGCCTTGGAAGACCATTAAAAATTAGGGAAAAAGTAATAGACCAAGAAAACAAAAGAATAGGCGAGGAAGGCTCTGCAATATGGGGAGATAAAGTTTATTCTCCGTTATATACAGACGCTCACTACAAAGTGTTTGATGAGAAAATGGGTTCTGCGTTTATCGGAAGAGTTGCTAAGGAGAATCCTAAAATCACAAAAGGAATCCGTGTTGAATTTGAAAAGACTCGTTCTTCTAAGTTTGGCGATGAGTACATCCTGAGACTATTCAAAAAGGACAAGTCAGACGGAGGTGAAGAAATTCTAATTGGTACATTCAACTCTGAGGTAGATGGAAACTCTGCAAGTTCTGGTAATGCTGAAATCAAAGGAGACTTTAGAAATAAAGGCTACGGAAGACTTATGTATTCTGAGATGGCTGAACGCCTCCGTGCTTTAGGTGCTGAGTCGTGGGGTGGAAGAATGGTTGACCAAAAGAGAAGACCTCAGACACTCCGTGAAAGAGTTATCGACCAAGAAAACGCAAGGCTTGGATATCAAGATTCCGAGACAAAGTTATCTGATGAAAGACAGGACTACAACGGAGATAAGACCTTCTACATTGAATCTACCTTACACAAAGAGGCTCACTACAAGGTGTCTGATGCAGATGTTGCACAGGTTCAGCAGAAGGTTGACTATTTGAAAGGCTTGATGGAGAGATTTGAAAGATTCAAGGATGCCAAGGGCAGAGAGAACTCCGACAACAAGCGTAGGTATTGGGACGCTAAGCGAGAATACAACAGCCTCAATGACTACACACTTAAGCCTATGCTGGCTGAAAGACAGAAGGCTAGCCAAGACATCAAGCCACTTGAAGGAAAGTACAAGGTCAATGACAGCGTGAAAAAAGGCGTTGACAGTCTTGGCAAGTTCATAGCCGACAACGCTGACACGGCAAACATCTCTCCAGCAATCAAGCAGGGAATTAGAGACTTGCAGGAAGCCATTAGAAAACAAGACGCTACAGACGAAGTTCTTGTGCCTGAACTTAGAGCCTCTTTTGATGCTATCCAAAGAAGCATTGAAGACCAACTGTCTAATCCTTCTCTTACGCCAGTAGAAATCCTCAAGCAACTCCAGAAGACACTCAAGCCTCTTGACAACAAGATTCAGAAGAACTCTGAGCGTATTCAGAAGAACGCTAGAGATGCTATCGAGCAAGATATGGCTGAGGGTGCTGACATCGAATCTGAGGCTAATGCCCAGCGTCAAGGTGCATATCGAGAAAGCCAGAACGAGGGTGCTGAACTTGAAGCCGACATCACCCAAGAGGGTCTTGCTACCCAGCGTAGAGATATGGCTGAGGGTGCTGACCTTGAAAGCAAGCAAGCGATGGAGTCTGACCTTGAGGTTGGTGCGGATGTCGAGGCGGCTTCTCTTCCTCCTAGGGGCGTTAAGTACCCTCAGTTCCCGTACCCTGCCCCTGCTACTCCAGCCTTCCCAAAGCCTCCTATAGCCCCTGCCAGACCCGTTCCTGCCCCTGCTAGTCAGGCTCTGCCGTCCGCTTACTCCAGACCCTTCCCTAAGAATGTGCCTGAAGGCAAGCCACTTGGTAAACTTGAAGGTTGGAGAGGCTGGACGCTTGAAAAAGGTCTTAACGGAGGATTCTGGAAAAATGGAGTCGGCTGGATGATTGTGGTTCAGGCTGACAAGTTCAAGGTGTACAACCCCCAGAAGGCTATGCAGGGCATCTATGAAGACCTCGACCAAGCCAAACGGAGAGTCCAAAGGGCTGAGCCTAAGCAATGAGCCAAGACCCTCAGTCGCTGAACGACATAGCAGAAGAGTTCAAGAAGACGGGCTGGCTCTTTGCCGTGCTTGGAGGTCTTGGTATGCTGGCTAGGCTTATACTTACGGACGAAAAGTACGAGATTATGCGATGGACACGGATGGTGATTGCTGGTGCTATCGTTGGAGTCATCTGCTACTTCTCTCTGTACTCCGCTGACATAGACCCTTTCTATAAGAGTGTACTATGTAGCATCTCTGGTTCAATTGCTCCAGAGGTTTTCAACTGGGCGAGACGCAAGTTCCTACAGAAAACCAAATGAGTTTACAAAGCCTGACAATATTATTTGTGTTTGTAACCTTGGCTGGATGCACCACGAAGCCAGAGCCGACACCAGCAATTATCATTAACAAAGATAAAGACACCTACATTGAAAAAGTCGAAGCCATCGTTTCTGAAGCGGGTTCTGCCCTTACTGCTGTCGCTCCTACCCTTCCTGCTGGAGTGGGTAGAGAACTCGTTGAAGGGCAAGTCATCAGGCTCAGCGGAATCAGCAAGCCGTCAGTCGAAAAGGTCGAACTCTTTAGACTTATGGTCAAGTCAAACGACCACAAAGCGGTTAAGGAAGACAAAGAAAAAGCGTCTAAGGTAGATGCGGAGACCGATAAATTGTGGGCAATCGTAGAGGAGCAGGAGACTGCAATTGCTATCGCCAACGAGATTGCAAATAATGCGGAGAAAGAGAAGCAAAGGGAAACGAAGGATAAGATACTGTGGATGTTCAGTTGTATCGGTGGTGCTATCTTTGTCGGTGGCGTAGCATTACTGGCGTTCTCACCACGCAAAGCCTCTGGGGTTGTTCTAATGCTAGCAGGTGGACTAGCGATAGGCTCTGCGTGGATTTTTGACTCACCTTGGTTTCCTTGGATTGCAGGAGCAGGCGTGGGGTTCGCCCTGCTTGATATCTTGGCTATCGGAGTCACCAAGACCTACAGATACCTCAGACCTTCAGTTCGCCCTGTCACCTAACTCGGTGGCATCATCCTTCCAGAACTCATCTGGGACGATGTCAACGAAAAGAGGAGCGTTGTCCCCGTAGTCCTTGCCAAGGATATTAAGGTGCATATATTCTTCAGCGTCATCAAAGGTCATCATATCTTCCTCCATCATATTGGCGATGATACGCTCCGTGGAGTACACGGCACGATAGCCATCAGGGGTATTGGACACGCCAATGAAAGCGTGTTCACATCCTTCTGCAATGACGATGCCCTCGTCAAAGTTCGTAAGGAATTCTTTAAGTTTATCAGCGTTGGTCATAGAGTTACTTAGTGATGATTCGGTAGTGAGGGATAGGGCGAGTGACCATACCAGACTTCACTCGGTACATACGCATTTCAAGAAGATTATTCTTAAGGGCGAAAGAAAGTTTACGGGAGATGATAGGCTCAGAGGAGTTCCACATCTTCTGGATTTCCCTGCGGGTATAGAAACCCTTGGCTGGCTTTTCAGCGACAGCCTTACCAAACAGTTGTTCTAGAGCCTTGATGTCTTTGTTGTTCATCGGATGAAGATAAGTTTAATGACAGTTGCAACAGCGGCAAGAGCAACAAGAATCAAGCCAGTCCTGCGAACCATTTTGTCAGAGTGTATCTGTCGAGTGATTCGTCTATATGTTTCCCTAGGAGTCATATCTTTAGGATTAGGATACATATATTACAGTCCTTTAACAGAATAGATGAATCGCTTCCCGACTCGGTGAGCCTGCCACACTTTCCAGTCCGACCCTTGGACGAACCCATAAGTCCAGCCTGACCCCCACTTGCTCGTGGCTAGGCGATTCTTACTATAGTCCATCGTCTTCACGCACAGACAGCCACCAGAGAAGCCTACTGCTCCGTGGTGCTTCTTAGCGTTGACCTGCTGGATAGAGTGTAGGTGACCCATAATGACAGCACCCTGAGGCTCAGCGTAATGGATAGCGTGTTCCTCCACGGCACGAGTGCCGCAGGTATAGCCGTGTACGAACTTCACCTTGCCAAGGCTGTGTACGCCATCCTCAGCGTGGTAATCGTAAATCTTCTTACAGCCATTCTTCTTGAGATGGTTGTGGATGTCAGTCTTAAGGTCGTGGCAATAGTCAACCATCATACCGCTGGTAGAGCCATTGATAATCTGGTCGAGTCTGTCATCGTGGTTTCCGTTCAAGAAAATAGTAGGCTGGGTACGGCTGATGAAATCCTTGCCAGCCTTCACATCAGCGACAAGCGACTCGTCTTCTTCCTTGCGACCAGCACCCCTGCGGATGGAACGGAAGTCCCAGTTGTCCCCCAAATGGATGACTTGGTCAGGCGAGAACCATTTAAGAAACTTGTAGAACTCGGATGCAACATCCTTGTCCACCATATCTCCGTGGTTATCTCCTACGGCTACGAACTTAATTAGTTTAGACATAGATTTGTGCGTCAGGCGTGACAGCCCCGCCAGAGATGATAAGGTTGTTGAGACGCTCGTTCTCGGCTTTGAGGCGTTCGTACTCCTCGATAGGTACAGCGGTCACAAAGGATGAGGCACGGAGGCGGGCGTTCTCTTGTGCCAAGGCACGGCACTCGTTGCCTAGGTTAAGAACATTCTTTGACAGGCTCTGAATGATAGAGTCATCAAAGGAGTGTTCGTAAAAGATTATAGATGGGGTGTCCATTTGTTCAGAGGCTTTGCAAGAAGGATAGCCCAGCGTTCTTTGTTGCGAAGCAATTCATCGGCGGCTCTTGAAACCTCCCAAGCCGTTGGCAGTTTGCCAGCCAAGACGCTACCGCCTCGGTGCGAGCCTTGGACTCTGCCTCTGGGTCTCTTTCCATTTGCTTGTGCAAGTAACTGCTTTGCATAGTCGTTTACTTCAGACACAGGTTACGCTTCTTGAGAAGCAAGTTAAGCACACGAATCTCACGCACAGCCTGAGTGCTGTACTTAGGATTCTGCTGGGTTCGCTTGATGGTTTCAGCGTAGCCGATGAGTTGCGTGTCGCTGAGTTTACCTAACTTGTCTTCATAGGTTACATCCCATTCATTACGCAATGAGGGCAGGCTGTATCTGGTTTTGCACTTAGCGATGCTCGTATGCTTGAGATTGAACTTAGCACCTGCTTGTTTTGCAGTAAGCCCTTCAATCAGGGCAAGGCGATATGCGTGGAGTAGGTTCATAGAATTTCGTATCCTTCTTTTTCTAGGTCGATAGAGAGGTCGGTGAAGTCCTTTACCTTGCCGTATTTGTCAGCGGCAAAGTACATTATTTCACTAGGAAGAGTTGACTCAAGGACATACTCGTGACCCTCCCACGGAGGGGATAGTTTAAACAAGAAGGCTTCACCTCGACACTTCTTGAGATTCTTCCAGACAGTCTTGTTGTCTTGGATGGTAGCAGTCTTGGTTTCCATTAGAGTTTCTTGGCGTGTACCCAATCCTTGGTGGCGTTGAAGTCCTTGTCACCGCACACCTGAGCGAGGCGGTCTCCCGTTCTGTACAGCGTGTTAATCTTGTTCTTAGCCTCAGCCAAATCGTTTAGCAATTTGGTAGGGGCAGGGAAATTAAGACGCTCACAGAGTTCCTTGACAGGGATGCACAGCATCAGAGAAGCCGCCCTAATAGAGTTCTGCGTAACTATGAACTGACCTTCCACCGACTTGAAGTCGGCAGACTGGGTGATGATTTCCTCGGCTTGTTTCATAGGTATGGTGATGAACTTATTATTAGGGCGTTTCTTCTGAGCGATGATTGCGTGTCTAAGGAATGTGATTCCTTTGGTCTTAGGCTCGTACGCCATCGTTAGACGGGAACATCTTCTGCAACTCAACAGTATTCACACGCTTCATCTTCTTATCAATGATGAAATTGATATAGGTCTGGTTGTGAATCTTGGTGGGCTTCAGCAGACGGGCGGCACGACCATCGCTGAGGATGATGTACTGCGAGTTAGCGAATTGTTTGGCTTGTAGGGACATATGGGTTGGAAGGGTTAGGGGTTAGAAGGGGATGGCATCCTCAGCGACAGGGGCGGCAGAGGGGTTCTGCGACTCGTTCCAGAGACGGACAGCCTCAGCCTTGGTGTTGGCATCCTTAGCAGAGACAGTCGTGTTGTCACCAAAAGGCTTGGGAGTCCAGCGAGTGGCGAAGTAACTGAGGTCACCGAACTTCACCTCACGATTGGGTTCAGTCAGCGGCAGTTCACTCAGGGGAGTACCCTTGCGGTCACCGAACGGAGCGACAGCCACGAAGCCAGCAGGGGCAGGCTTGGCAGGGCTAGCGGTCACAGGCGATGCAGGGCGAGCCACAGGCTTTGCAACATAGGCAGACGGCTTAGAGCCAGACTTAGCGAGACGATTAGTTTCTGCATCGCAATCCTCAGTAGCAACCCCAGCCAAAGAAGCCAAAGAATACCTGCGGAGATAAGAATAGATAGACCCAGCGTCCTGACCAGACATTTCCTTGTCAGCAGGAATGAGAGCATCTGCTTCAACAGAGCCTCCAGAGGCGTGGACGATGATTGTGCGAATTCCGACAGCCCCCTCGCTTCCAATAGGGAACTGGAGGACACCAAGTCCGTGCTTCTTGAAGATAGGCTTAAGGATTTCGAGGTGCTTGGATAGGCTCGCATAGGAATTCTTATGGAAGGGATTAGTCGAGTCGGCAACGATGTCCTGCGTCTCAGCGAGAGCGTTGACGAGGGCGATGTTGAGTTCGGTTTGCTGTTCAGGCGTATTGCGGTTCATAGAGGTAGGATTAAAAAGGGAATCGGAAAAGGTAGTATATGAGTTGTCGGACATAGGAGTAAGGTATTACGAGAGGGGATGGGTGTCAACTTCTTTCTGCAAAATAGTTCTAACAAAAGTAGAACGAGTCATCGCAATGTTTTTTGCAATTTTTGTGATTGACTTAAGCAGTTTGTTAGGCAGGCGAACTGTGAGCATATCTTCAGAGGTTCTGCAAAGGCGTTTGGTTTTAGTTTTCATCGGGAAAGGATATAGTTCGCTCGCTTCAGGATGCAGACACGAGCGTCATCCAGTTTGTAGGAGTCGTACTTGAAGTCAACCTTAGCCGCCCCACCAAAGCCCATATTGTAAGCCATATAGAGTTGGATGTTGGTGGGCTTGATGCCACGCTTCTGGAAGCGATGGTAGAGCAGGAGGAAGTAAGCCTTGGCTACGATGCGAGAGATGACAGGGTCTTTGGCTCGTGTCTTCCATTGGTCATTGATGTTGCCGACAAGCCAAGAGTAGTTGTCTAAGTAAGCACCCCTGTCGTTATATTCCATCCACTTGCAGGCATCAATCCAAGCCTCTTGGTGCAACTGGTAAGCCCCCAGAGCCTTGCCCTTGTCTCCTACCGCCTTAGGGTTGAAGTTGGATTCAATCATAGCGACTGAGTCCAAGAACTTCTCGGAAATGACGGACTCAGTAGGCTTGGCGTGTCCGAAAGAACAAAGTGCCAGCAGGGAAAACAGGTGCTTCATAGACTGGGAAGAAAAGGAAATGGTAATACGATGCAAGCGGAAAAGTGAAATAGTTCAAACTTTCTTTTCAGCCATTCCAGCCATCATATAGTAGTCCTTGAGCCTGCGGATGAGAGCCTTACCCGTCTCGACATCACGGCTGTCGAATCGCTCCAGCAGGGTCGTGCCGTTATAATTCGTGGAGATGATTGTAGGACGCTTGGCGGTGCTACGCTCGTCAATGATGGCGAACAGGTCGGAAGCCATACGCTGGGTGAGACGCTCCTTACCGAAGTCATCAATGATTAGGAAGGGCAGTTCAATCAGCCCCTCCAGCATCCGTGCGTGTTGGCGGTCATCAAAGCCCTTCTCAATCATACCCTCAATCTTACGCATAGTGAGGAACTGGTAAGCCAACTGGCGGTCACGCTTGGCATCAGCGACCCAGAGCCTGCGGATGATTTCCCAGATGGCTCGTGTCTTGCCAATCCCAGTCGTGCCGTGGAGCAGGAGACCCGTCACATCACCCTCTGGCTTCCACTCTAGAGCCTTCTGGATGTTCGGGTGGAGTCTGGCTACCTCCGTGTCCCTGAAGAGGGCAGGCATAGACGGGGGGACAGTAGAGTCCACCAGCCCCTCGTACGCCACACGCTCAGGGTCGAGGTGTTCCCGACAGCGGTGATAGCGGACAAGGGAGTGGTCAGCCTTGGCGAACAACGCACCACGCTTACCACAATGACAGGCGATATCTTGAGACATAGGATTAGAATGCGTTGTGGTCTTCAGATGTCAATGCCTTTGATGACTTAGTACCAAACTTCTTGTTCGGTTCAAAGAGTCCCTGCCAGCCTTGCTTGATGGACTGCTCGATAGCCTCCGTGGACTTCTGTTCACCCCAGAGGGCGAACTCCTTGAACTGAGCCTGTACGCTGGAGTCCGTGAGGGACTTCTTCATCTCCTTGCGATAGGTTACCCAAGACTTCCAAGAAGCAATGAAAGCCTCAGAACCAAAGGGCAAACGAACAATCCACATCTGCTGTTGGACTGTTACTTTATCCTCTTTATTATCTTCTTTGTTATATGTATGCAATTTCGTGCATACCCCCTGTGCAGGTTTCTGCACACCCCCCTGCAATTTCTTGCCTACCTCGGAGCGAGTCACCTGACCATCAGTCAGAGCCTTCACGACAGCCACACGCTCAATGGTGCGGATAATCCTGCGACCACTATCCTCGACACGAGTGATGAGACCAGCCGTCTCAAGGTCAGCAAGGATGTTCTGAACCTGACGCACCTCAAGCCCAAGGTGCTTGGACAGGTAGGCGTTAGAGGCAAAGCACCCGCCCTCGTTGTCAAGGCTCTCCAGCACACCATACACCACCTTAGCGGTGATGCTGATGGTGGGAGTCTGGAAGATGGCGGCAGGAATCCACACGCCCGTGAACTTAGGCTCGCTCACAGGTTCACCTCAACAGAGGAGTCGGAGTAAGCAGGGTACTTACCAGAGGACTGACAGACAGCGAAGTCGTTAATAGAATTCTCCCAGAGTTGGAAGGTCTTGTCACGGCTGTGCTTGGAAATGGTATACACCCCCACGGCATAAGGAGCAACTTTTTCTACTAGGATGAAAAAGAAATCATTGCAGACCTTGCCGTTCGCATCAAGCAACCAGCGGTACTGGGCTTCCTGAATGTCGTAGCGTCTGTCCCAGATTGCCTTCCTAGCACCAGCAGGCGAGGCATCCTCAGCACTCTTGTAGTCCAGAGCAAAGCCCTCGGTAGCAGAGTAGCCGTCAACCATTCCCTTCAGGCGAACCTCGCCACCAGCAGGGCGGCTCGTGCCGAACAGAGCGACCTCCTTATGCGTCAGAGCCTTGTGCAAGGCAGAAGCCAGAGGGTGAGCCATCACGCTCTTCTTCATCGCCTGAATCGTGGCGTACTCGTCAGAGTCAATGACAGCCTTGCCAGCGTTCTCAATGGCAAAGGACTCGTTGTACTCCTTGCCCTGCTTGGTGCGACCATCCACCTTTTCTTTTACGGCAAAGAACTTGGTCGGGTCATCCTGAAGCATCAGGGCGTGGAAAGCCGTGCCAAGAATCATAGCCTTGGTCGGTTCTTTCTTAACCTCCGTGCTGGCGAGGTAGTGAGCAGGACTGACGAGGAATTCCTTAAGAGAACTCTGAGCCAAGCCAGTTGCGTTGCGATAGTCAGCGTCAGCAATCCCAGCGAGGAACGCTGGGTCTGAGCCGTTGAGGGATGTAGTAATCATCAGGGCTAGTAAGACCCTGTATCACACAGAGTCAACTCTTCTTTCGTCTTTCTTTCGCTTTCTTATTCCGTCTCAATCTCTTCTCATCTGCGGTCTTATGGGTCGGATGAATCTCCTGACGAGGTGCTTCAGCAAAGCAATCCCAGTAAGCAAGGACGCTGGCTACGAACTCAGCCTTGGTACGCTGACGCTTGGCTCTACGGGCGAGGTTACTTATCTTTCCTTCAATACCATTGCAGTTCTGGCACAGCACCCCACGGATAAGCCCTGTCTCGTGGTCGTGGTCAAGGCAGGCGGTCACGCATCGCAGGTCTATCTTGCACAGCCAGCAGTTTCCATTCTGGGACACGGCAATCTTGTCACGCAGGGCTGGGATATCTTTTACTTTTAGTTTCATTCTTATATATATCTTTTACTTTTATTAATGCTTGCTATGCTAGTCAAGACGAATAGGGTGCGGTATGGAATATGAGTCGAGCAAAGAACGCCTGAGTACTAACCCAAGCATTCAGGTAACGGGCAAGAAGGTAGCCAAGGAGAAGCGTGACAAGGTCATTGAACTCCTTAAGGACGGGCAAGGTACAAGTGCCGTGGTCGAGGCTACGGGCGTGTCCAAGCCCAGCGTCATTGCTATTAGAAAAGATACTGAGGACAATAAGGGATTTGAATTGGGTACTTGGAAGAAGCAGACGGCTACCCTGCTCTCCCAGATTGTAACCCGTGGTTCTACTAGGCTTCTGGATGAGATTGAGAACATCCCTGCGGGTCAACTACCCCTAGCCATAGCCATTATGGTGGACAAGGTTCAAGCCCTTCAGGATGCCCCTACAGTCATCGTAGAGCATCGCCTGAGGGTCAGCCACGAGGACATTAACTCTATGCTCAGGGGAGATATTATAGACATCAAATCAGTTGAAGAAAAGAAGTTGACAGAGTAATACTCTTCTGAATACTGGGGTTCGTTATGAACTCTTACAGATTTAAAAATCTGAACATCAAGCACGAGGGCTTAGACTTCCTCGTCAACGGGCTGGCTTATTATGTGATTGAAGATTACGAGGAGGACGGCAAGCAGGCTGGCTTTGAGACCGCTGAGGTCTATGATGCCCTAGGTGCTGGCGGTTACATCCAGTCCAAGGAAGTCCTTGGTCACCTCGCTGACACGGCTGTGGCTACCCTTAATCAGGACTCGCACCTGACCCGTATCCTAGGAAACAAAATCTGACTTTCTTTTAAAAGAGCCTTGACCCTAGAGCAAATCGTATTACATTACTTTTCCTATGCCCCGCAACCAACCAGAACATTCCTACCCTATCGAGAACCTCGAAATCGAGGTCAACGGCAGGGAACTCAAAGTAAGTGGCTACGCCAAGTACGAACTGGAGGAGCAATCCTCTGGTGAGACTGGTGACCCCTCTTCTCTTTTCGCCTGCTTCACTCGCCTGAAGATTACCGATTGGACTACCATCGTTAAGACCGACAAGGATGCTGAGGGTCTGACCAAGGCTGACCTCAAGGCTATTGAGGACTCCATCCTTGATAACCTGAACGAGAACTTTGAACTCTGCGAGTACCTCGCCAACCTCCCTGAAGAGGGAAGCGATTTCTGAAAATAGTTCTTGCATCCATCCTCACAAGTAATACATTCCCTTTCTCACCCATACGCATATGCACCTCGAAAAATACATCCTCATCTCGTCTTATGTCTCTCACGAGACCAAGACCTCAGTCACGACCAGCCCTGTGTTCAACACGGCTATCGAGGCTCTCCTGCACCTGAATAAGGTCAAGGCTCTGGAGACTGAATACTCCAGCCCTAAGTCCTACTCGTTCTACGAACTCTGCCATTGGGCGGGTATCGACTCGACTCAGTTGTACACCAAGTCGCTTCTGGATATGGAAGCCCTTGCTCGCAAGGAGGCTGAAGCCCTTCTCAATCCTCCTGCCCCTGTCGAAATCGCCCCCATCGTCTAATATGACTCCCGTGGACTCCCACACCATCACCCTGTTCGACAAGTCCATCCTCTACACGGCTAAGTCCGTGTTCAGGGTGGAGGAGTCTCGGAACTCCAAGGCAACCTACGAGGGTTCTTTTGCCTCTAACGACCCAGTCAAGGCTATCCGTTACTACCAGAACACGAGCAAGGCTGTAGGCTCTGGCTGGCGTGTGCGGCTGGTCAAGGACGGGGATGAGTTCATCATCATCACCAAGAAGACCTTCTAACCTTTCACAGGGGCTTGCCCCTGCGTTGCGTGGCTAGTAAAGAAGTCGTGGTAGACTTCTATGGGGGGAGAGACTAAGAACCTCTTCCCCCTTTTTGTGCCAGAATAAAGTTGACAGGTTACATATAACTGGATTCTATAGCCGAACAATAGGGAAGGTCTTCAGGCGGCTCGTAGGATTGATTCTAAGCCCTCCTGATTCCAGCCCTAGTCCTTGGTCAGGCTGGTAATCCAAGAGCCTCCTAGGGCATCCTCAGGTCATCTAGACGGCACTCAGCCTAGGCATCTAGGCACAAAGAAGGGCAGACCCCGTAGAGCCTGCCCTGATTGTACTTTTACTTATTGCCAAGAATGTATCCTGCCAGAGCGATGTCCATCCTGACCTTACCTCCGTTATGCTCATTAATCGCCTGAAGGAGTTTCTTTTCGAGGTGGCGTTCAAGTGCCTCAAGGAAATCCTTGCTCACCTGTTTGCCGTGACTCTTACAGAACTTCTTAACATTAGCCGTCTTGATGTAGTATTGCTTCATTGCGTGTGGGAAAGTTGAAGTACCCTGTCAGCCCCACTAGGTCATAACAAAGACTTACTCGTGCCTACAAGTAAGCCAACAAGAACCTTGAGCATCGTTGCCTACGCTCAGACTGACAGGGTACAAATGTAAAGGAACAGAAAGTGTCATCACTTAACCAAAAGGGGTTAGTTACTTCCCCCTGCACCTTACTCTGCGAGGAACTTAGTCAGTTTCTCAACTGCGTTGCGGTACTTGCCTAGGGTCTCGTACTCGTAATTATACATACGAGTCTCAACCTTAGCACCCTCCTTGCGGAGGATTTGTCGGGTCTGGTAGTCCGTGCAAGCGTCTTGCTTCACACGGAGTGCTTTGACCTTGGCATCGTACTCAGCGTGTTTGAGTTCTGATTTGTTCATCTTTTCCTTAATCTTCCCTAGGTATTTCTCAACGCTGGAGCGAGTGAACCCGCCATTAAGAACGCTTTCAACGCTCTTATCCAGCCTGTAGTATTTTACCTGACGAGGATAACAGTTGAAGCCGTAATAAACAGGGGAGATGGTGCAATCAAGATTGCAGGCATCTCGTCCAGTAGCCTCGTCAGCGAACTTAGGGGTAGTATTTTCAGTAGTCATATGTGTGCGTGTTTTGGTTTGGTATTAGCCTCCAGCAGGTTTGCTGGTTTAGCCAAAGTGATGTCAAAAAACAGAAAGGGCATTCTACTTTATATACAAAAAGGGTTAGTAACCTCCCCTGCATCTTAGACGAACTTGCTTCTACGCCACGCCAGATAGGTCTTGAGGTCACGAGGACATTGTCCTGACTTGTACTGCTCGTGGTCTGGAATCGGGTCACTCCAAGAAGGACTGCGGGTATTGTCGTAATGATGGTGGATAGACCAGAGGACAATGCCCTCATAGTCGTGTTGCTCCACCCCATCCGTACGCCCACCACAGTTCCACTTAGGGTTGTGACCTGCGTGAATCCACGCTGAGACCTCATTTGCCTTTTCTTCTGAGTCGTAGAAAGCCGTTCCCCAGTTGCCGCCTCCTAGATGACAGACTGCCTTATGAGGGCAGAGAGGATTGTTGGAGGTTGCTTTGGCTGGCTTAGGCGAGGTCTTCTTAGGCATTGCGTTTTGGTTTGTATATTCCAGCCCTCAGGTTTGAGGGTTTAGGAAAGTAGAATGAGAAGGAACAGAAAGTAATGTGCCTTGATAACTCGTACCTGTCAAACGCATTTATCGTAAAAGAAAGAAGGGGTTAGTAACCTCCCCCCGTTTCCTACTTGGCTTCAGCCAACTTCTTAACCATCTCTTCCAACACGACCTTGATGAGTTCCTTGAGTTCCTCAGGGGTAGGGCGATTGCACTCAATCACCTCATTCTCAAGGGAGTCCTTGACCATCTCTTCAACTTTGTCGCTGAGTTCGTCAGCGTGTTCATTGATGAGTTCGTTGACCTTATCTTCATTGCAGAAGTCGGAGTTCGACATCCACATATCAATCTGGTCATCGAGGTCATTGCTCCTGACAAAATCATCAGGGTCAATGTCGTTACACTTCTCTTCCACATCATCCAGACGGCTTTCGACATCCGACAAGTCGGTAGTCTCCAGTTCGTCCACCTGAGTGGAGAGTTTGTCATAGTCCTTGCGGACAGTAGTGACAGTTAAGGCGAGGGCGTTGATGCCCAGCCAGTTCTTAATCCAGTTCTTCACGATGTTATTATGCGTTTTTAGGTATCAGCCTCCAGCGAGATTGCTGGTTTAGCCGAGAGTTTTCAAAGAGCGTTGTAGGTCACCTTGCCCCTACACAAGAGAAGATATGCCCTTTGGGGTCTGATGCAAGCGTATTGATAAGAAAAGTGAAAATAGTTTAAGGGGCTGATTTAGCCCCCTAACAGCCCTCTAAAACACCCCCTAGAAGCCTCTAGGATGCCCTACAAAGCCCTTGCAAGGTCAGGAGGGTCAGTACCCTCTCCAGCCTCGATACCCCCCTTAGAAGGCATCTGTGAAGGGCATTGATTCCGACCAATGTTTACGGGGGTTTTCTGCGTGTACAGCGGCGTGTCAAGGAATACTTCACTTCAAGGACTAAATAGCCTTGGCAGGCAGGCATAAGGAATCCTAATGGGGGCATTAGCAGTCCTAATGGGCGTTCGATTCTAAGGGGGGTATGTATCTGCCCTTACCACGCTATGGACTACCCCCTGTAAACGCCTCCTAGGGGCATTTGTGCAAGGCACTTGATACAGTTCTGTAAGTACCTGATAACCAAGGAGTAGAGGTGCGTTGTCAAGGGGGACACCCCTGAGTGTAAAAGATTTGTAAAAGCAAGAACTATTTACACCTGCACACAATTGTAACAATTGACACACAACTGTAACAATTAAGGACTTGAACTGGGCAAGGAACTTTACACTCTCCTAGTCGCACCACGCATATGACTACCTACAATATCAAGCACACGCCCATCGTCCACGCCAGCCGCACGGACATCACCTTTGAACAGGTGGACAAACTCTATGTCGGCAAAGGCAACAACTGCCGTTGCGGTTGTGCTGGAGACTACCACGAGGCTTCTGACCCTGCCTCTGCTGATGTCATCCAGAAGGCTCTTAAGAAGATGGCTAGCGGCAAGTACGAGGTCGAGTCCATTGACGGCTACATCTTTGAGATTGTCTTGAGCGAACGCCTGAACGCCCGTGGCGATGTCGGCTATCGCAAGGTGAATACCATCTACCTAAAGCGTAAAGACGCTTGACACTAAGCAAACCCTAGTAAACACTACTCTCCTCTAACCACCACGCATATGTACACGCCCCCCATCAGCAACCTCGCCTTCACGCTCTCCTCGCTTGAGACCGCCCTCGCCTTCACTATACAGGAGGAGGAACGCCTCTGGCGTATGGCTGAAGAAGTCTATGACGCAGGTGCTGACGCTCGTGACCAGAGCGTTCGCTACTGTGCAATCTGTGACGCTTGGAGACCTCAGGTGAAAGCCTGCGAAACCATCGCCCAGTTAATCCAGAACCTCAATCCTGAGTATACTGACGAGCGTTTCAACACCTCCCTCAACGGCAAGCAAATCACCTCCCTCAAGCGTTATCCTGAGCGAAAGGCTGAGAAACTCCTGTCCTTTCCTTATAACAAATAAGTGCAAATAGATTTGACACTAAGCAAACCCTCTGATTCATTACTCATCTTCCACCACGCATATGACCAATACCCTCAAACTCGAAATCGACCGCCACCAGCAGGAGGCTCGTATCTACCTGCACCTCGCCAGCGACAACCACGCTGTCGCTATGTATGAAGACGGCTCTACGCCTGCCAGCCTGAACCGCAAGAAGGAGTATCTCGGCTACGCTGAAGACTACAGCCTGCTCGCCCACAAGGAGATGACCAAGGCTTACCAACTTATCCACAAGGAACTCACAGAGGGCAATGTGAATAAGTAAGTGCAAATAGATTTGACACTAACCTAAGCACCTGATTCATTACCTATCTCCTACCACGCATAATATGAAAACCATCACCATCAGCGGCTATGACCGCCTCCAACTCCTCAGCCTCAGCCACGCCCTCCATATGGCTGATAAGCACAAGATGTACTGCTACTGCCACCCCACTATGATTCGCCACCTCTCCAAGGTCTGGCTCGCCAAGGCTGGGGTCGAGGTCAAGGGGACTGAACGCTGGTCTAGCCTGAACAAAAAGTTCCTCTCGGTTTACTCCCTCGTCATCGCTGGTGAAAAGGATGTTGACAAGAAGGAAACCCTCTGAATCATTACCTATCTCCACCACGCATATGAACGAACTGAACAAGCCTATCCACGATTTAATCGTGCAAGTCATTATCAATACCCGCACGGCAAACCTGCCTGAGGCTGAGGCTGAAGCCATCCGAAACATCCTATGGAAGGCTTGGTATAAAGCCTATGATGCAGAAAAAGCACCTCGCCTTGAAAAGGCTGTTGACACTACGCCTGCCCTCTGAATCATCCAAAGTCTACCTACCACGCATATGAATATCCGCAAAGAAACCACCTGCAACATCGTCTACCTGCGTCAGAAGGCAGAAGGCGGCATCTACTGCTACTTCTCGACCCCTAAGTACTGCCTGACGCTGGAGGAACTCCTCGACCACGCTGAGGCTAACCACAAGGCTGTCAAGTTGCTGAAATCTCGCCTTCGCTCTGCTGGTCAGTTCCGTAACTCTCTGATGAAACACGCTTCCGACCTGCGTATTCATAGCCAAGCAATCCTCCGCAGGGCTGGAGAGATGCCCTGCCACGACTACGCCCAGTACAAGAAGGTCAAGGCTCAGGCTGACCGCACCTACAAGTTGAAGACCTAAAATAACTGAAAATAAAGAGCCTATACGCTTGACCTGAGGCTAGCCCTCCCTATCTTCAGGTTTGCACCTACCAAAACACGCATATGATTACCTCCCCTGCCAAAGTTACTGTCGCTGATATCCTCGCTGACAAGTTCATCCTCGCCCTCGAAAACGGCACTATCCCTTGGCAGAAGCCTTGGAAGTCCGTTAGCGTCCAGAACGCTGTCAGCCGCAAGGCTTACTCTGGGGTCAACGCCTTCATCCTCGGCTTTTTCGGAAGCGACAACTACTACCTGACCTTCAACCAAATCAAGGCTATGGGCGGCACTCTGGAGAAGGGTACTAAGTCTATGCCTGTCCAGTTCTTCTCCAAGATTGATGCCGCCAAGTCCAAGGACAAGAAGGAGTTCCTCCTTCGCCGCTACTACAATGTCTTCCCTATGAACAAGGTGACGCTGGCTGACGGCAAGGTCTTCAAGCGTATGGACAAGGTCATCTCCTTCACCCCTGTGGCTGAGGCTGAGCGTCTCGCCAACCTCTCGACCACCCCTGTGACTCACGGAGGCTCTGCCGCCTACTTCAAGCCCTCCTCGCACCAGATTGGTATGCCCTCCAAGGACTCCTTCAAGTCCGTGGCTCACTACTACGCCACCCTCTTCCACGAGATTGGTCACTCCCTCAAGGCTAAGGGTACGCACTCCACGGGCTTTGGTTCTGAGCCTTACGCCAAGGAGGAACTGGTAGCCGAACTGTTCTCCTCCCTCTGCCTCGCTGAGTGCGGACTGGAAGCCCCTGAGGTCACGACCAACACAGCCGCCTACCTCCAGAACTGGCTCACGGCTCTGAAGGGTGACAAGACCCTCATCCTCTCCGCCGCCTCTGAAGCCTTCAAACGCTTCACGGCTCTGACCAAGGTCGAGGAGCAGGCTGAGGTCAGCGAGGAGGTCGAGGCTTAAGCCTCAGCCCCTAGGCTGGTGAATCGCCCCCTATATGGGGGCTTTTTGCCGTCTAGAAGGCTCTAGGATGCCCTCAGAGGGCGGCTTCAGGTCACCTGAGTCCTGACCCTCAAGACCTTTGATACCCCCCTTAGAAGGCAAACCTGAGGCACACGCATTCCGACCAATGTTTACAGGGGTTTGCTCCACCTCGTGAGCCGTG